CTCCATATGGTTGTTTACGCTGTACTGCAAATGTAGTTGCAGGTTTCTTCTCATGTCCAATAGGTAGTGTTGGTTTTACTTTAGGTTTCTCTGTAAATCCTCTCCATCCTGTACCTGCACCTGTAGTTCTTAATCTAGAATCATCTTGTCTTATGTGTTGACTTCTACCAGACATTGGATTACCAACTCTACTTGATCTTCTTTGTTTAGAATCAGTTGCACCTATTTTTTCCCCTTCTCTTTTAATTACTGTTGCTAATGATTTGTTTAATTTACTTACTGTCTTAAGTTTCTTTTTTAATTTCTCAATCTCTTCTAACTTACCATCTGTTAGTTGTTCTAATGGTTGTTCTTTAGATTGAGAAGCTTTTAATCGTGAAATTAAATCTTTTTTCTTTTTAGGATCTTTTACTTGTCTAATTAAATTATCTATATACTTTTCTAATTCTCCCATATATAAAACAGGTAGTATTCGTATTTAAATTTAACCGAACAAAGCCTTACGTAAGTTCTTACCTACGTCTATTACATGCCATGTTCCACCTGCTGACATAGCCTTACATGCTAGAACTAGACTATCTGGATAGTCGTCATGTTCGTCTGATTTAATCTTCATGATACCTGTCTCTGTATATTCTCTTCGTAAATAGGATAGTTGGTATATCAGTTTGTTAATCTGTTTAAGTTTGATTCTGTGATTCTCAAATAGTAATCTAAGATTTCTATACATTTCTGCCTTCTCCTGTAACGTAAACATGACACCTCTTACTGGTGTTCCCTGTGATCTAGCCAAGTCTACTAGACCTCCACCCAATCCAGTCTCATCTACGAATACGGTTTCTATGTTATACTTTCTACAAAAGTCCTGTATTCTACCTGATACCTGAACCACGTTGGATTGTGCCTCATGTTCTACTTCTTCGATAAACGCTACGTCATTACTGTCCACACCTAATACTGTGAATACTGTCTCGTCTCTACCAGTTCTTGCTACGTCTACACCCATGTAATATGTGACTCTGCCTTTAGGAGTATAGTCTGTAATAGATTCCATGATAAGACTGTTAGGAATTAACGCATCTCCTATGTCCAAGAAGTTACCTTCAATTTCCTGAACATATGCATCTCTGGTAAGGTTCTTAATTTCCTCTACAAATGCAGGGTCATCATTAATCATAGGGTTGTCTAGTGATGTAACATGAAACTCTGTCCATACACCGTCAGGTTTTGTAGGCTTGGAATTCATACATGCTTCATAGAAATATCCTGCCTTGCTGAATGGTGTAGATGTAAGCCATACCCTAGACTTTGTAGCCATACCTGATGGAAGGAAAGCCTTGAGAATATCTGTCTTGATAAATGAACATTCGTCTGCTATGATAACGTGTGGAGAATAACCTCTAAGTCCTGTACCTGTCTCTCCTGTAGCCCTTGTGATAATCTTGCTCATTCCAGAGTTGTCTAGAAAGTTAATCCATAGTTCTGATTGTGTGTTCCTAACCACGTATGCTCTGAGAAAGTCACTGTTCATTACAAGTGTTCTGATTCTATCGAACATGATACTAGCCTGATTTTGTGTAGGTGCTGCTATAACTATGGTACATTCTTTCTGAACTGTCTCTAACAACAAGGGAGCAAAGAAGGCAAAATGAATTGTCTTTACTGCTGTAGACATTGTTTTACCTACCTGTCTACCAGAACGATATACAATGAATCTATCCATACAATCAACATATTTTTTATTATATTCAAACAATTTGTGACCTAGAAATATCTCACTGAAAGCACTAGGCTTTGTAATACACTCTGTCAGAGATTCCACAAAGTTTCTACGTTCTTCTATAAACTCGTCTGTTGGTTTTACCAAATCAATCACTAGATTTTTGAGCCTTTATCTGTCGGAAGATAGACTCTATGTCTCCTTGCTTGTTAAATCTCTGTTCCTCACTAACCACAATCTTGTTGGATATTTCTCCTATTGTGGATATGATTTTAAGTAAAGTGTTAATCTCTGATTTGGTATTTCTATCTGGAATATTACCATCAAACTTTGATTCTGTCAGTGCCATCAATACATTTTCAAATGATAACTTTGCTAACATGTCTAACATTGTCTTAACGTGTTCTGGATTTCTTGTATCAAGTTCGTTAATTAATTGTATAAAATCCTTCCTAATCGCACACATAGCACCTGCTTCATACTTTGGACATTTACCGTTTCCACCTGTATCTATGCTACGATATACACACTGATCACACAATGCAGGTATGTTTGCTGTCTTTAGATGTTTGGCAGAGTTGAACGGAGATACTGTCTTTCTACCATCAACAACAACTTTTGCTCCATGTTCGTCTAATGGCTGAATCTTAAATATATCAGACATATAAATCAGTTAGAAAAACAAATATTTAAAGATTAAAATTGTGCTCAAGTATGTTTAATTGTTTACACATTGGCATATATAGTAATGCAAATGGTGCTTTAAGTAATGCATAATACTCTCCGTCAAGTATATCGTTCCTGTTTACGTTTATTATTTCCAGAAACTCTTTGTGTATTTCACATGCATGATTAAGCATTGGTTTCATCGCTTTACCTTTTTCTCCAAAGAACATAAAGTTAGTAGAGTTGTTATTCCATACTTCACACTTCTTTGACATGGCTGCTGATATCCATCCTGATGTATCTAGTGATTCAAACTGTCTTGTCTGTGTTACGTATCTACCCTTTGCCAATCCATGATATTTTAGATTAGCAGGTAGTTTTCGTATCTGATCTTCTGTTTCTTCCCTACCATGTATTTCTCCTAAACACACATAGGAATCTGGTTCTGGTCTTAACTGTGATAAATGATTGAGATAGTTTTCCTGTAATACAGGGATTGTCCAATCTATACCCATCTCCCTTTCTTTCTTATAATATTCCAAAGTCTGCTTCATATCATAGAATACATCAAACTGAGTTGCATAATCGTATACTCCTCTGTGTTTCTTTAACAGTTCGTAATATCTTTCTGGTTCTGTCTTTGTACCTGCTACCACGAATATCTTTTCAAACTTGTCTCTGAACTTTGTAATGTTGGCATAAGAGTATTTGAATGATAACATCACATTCTTTACCTTGCACTGCTCCAGTGCCTCCATATGAGCCTTGTTGTTTCCGTTAAAGTATAGTCTCAATTCTCAAATCCTTCTACTGTAGGATTGGCTTCTACTACAATATCAGCATTTGTAAACTCCCATATCTGTCCACTATCATCTAAAATACAAGTAAACAGTTTTTGAGTTTCTAGTCCATATTCTGTGACTAACCATATTCTACCCATACCTCTTGGTGTTTCTACTTTGATTGTATTCCTTGGTTCGTATATTATCATTATCCTGCACCTATAATTTTATGACAAGTACATACGCATTTAGGCATGTTACCATATTGTATTGGACATTTGAAGTGGTCTCCATCTTTGCAACTAGGATAGATCATTTCTCATTCCATTTCTTTCTGTTGTCTTCGAAACATATGGATGCAAAACCACACATGCCATCGCATAGATAACATTTGGTTCTCTCAGGCAAGGTACATTCTGTCATGGATTGTTTAATTATACGTGCCTTGTTGACCATATCTGTTAATGTCTCCTCTATTGGTTTAAGTTTAAATGCAATAGGAACTGGCATGTCACGTTTGTCTTTCTCTATTCTGTTTGAGATATAGATAACACATCCAAACTCTGCATCTATATCGTAACATTTCTTTAGCAATACTCTGTATCTGTTGATTTGGTCTACATGTGATTCACTTGCTTTGGATGTAGCCCTGCTGAAATAGTCAATAGAACCTGTAGTCTTCTTGTCGCATATTACCCACTTGTCTCCTACTTTAATCAAGTCGTCTATGCTACCGTAGATTATATCTAAATGTTCAGGGTCTTCTGGTGGTATCTGTAGTGCTTCCTCTCTTGTCAGTGGTTCATCCTTGACATAATTATATGCTAGAAACTTTTCATGATGCTGTGGTTCTGCTATCATGGAGTTGGAATGAACTGCTTGTCCAAAGTATAATGATTTAAAATCTTCTGTTGTCATGCCAGTATCAGGCATTGTTTTTTTGTAGATTACATTTCTCATACATGGTTTAATTATATCTGATACGTGTATTACACCGAGTCTTTCTGTTTTCATAGCCTCTACTTGTGCTCGTCTAAAACCAAAATATGCTTCACTTTCTATATCTGATAGTTTGATCATATAGTAGTGTAACCACTACATTATATAAATCTATCTAGTAAGAACCAGTTGCAGTACAGTCGCAACCTTCATACTTACAACCAGTATTATCTTGATGATATGGTTGTGAGTGTCCACATTTTTTGCAGACTCCAGATGCAACTATTTTTATGTCTCCCATTA